TGTCCGTCAGCATCGAGCCGGTGGAGACGTACCGCGACAGCGGCGAGTTCATAATCGCCGTGTCTGCCAGAGTGTTGTTCAAGCCCGTGCGGCTGTACAGGTCTTGCAGCGGTCGTCCGCGCTGGAAGAACGATTGCCCAGTCACTAGTTCCAGCGGTGCCTTGAGCAGTGGGTTGAGTTGCGACAGGCCGCGGTAGCCTGTCTGTTGTAGCGTCCCGAGCACGCCCTGCCCGCCGCCAGCTACATCGTTGATGACATTGAACGGCAGGTCGAGATTGAGGAACCGCCGATTGCCGTTCTCCTCGTTGCCCATCGGGATCGAACCGACCGCCTGTTCGGGAATGAAGCCTTGGTCGTCCTGGGTCGTTGCGCGAATCGACTGCGCAGTGATGCCGCCAGGATGCGTCAGGATCTCTTGCAACTGATAAGGCAGCGCATGTCTGGTAAAAGTATAAAAGGGTATCACCCGCTTCATCACATCGCGCTCGAACTGCGATAGCTTCCCAAAGTCTACGTGAACCACCTTGGATTGCATCGCCGCCAGCGCGGGATCCATGCCCGCCTCTAGGTTGCGAATGAACGTCGCGTTGCGTCCCAGTGATTCCAGCAGCGTATTGAAGTTCTCGCCGGCCCGTGATGGAGCGAAGGTCGTCACGTCGTTCGTTTCAGGAAACAACGACGTGGACCACTTCTCGCCCACCAATGACTTTGCCATGTCCCGACTGACGCCGCCACGCACCGCCAGCGGGTTAATCTCTTGCAGCGATGTCGGTCGCAGGTCACTGAGCGGGTTGTAGTCTTTGAACGAACCGCCCGGCAGTTGCGACTTGATGCTGTCGTTGACGGGTGCCTTGCCGAGCAGGTCCGTGCCTTCGTTGATGCCGTGCGGACTAACGCCGTGCGCGTAACTGAGGTTGGACAACAGCACCGCTTTCTCTTGCGGCGTCTTGCCCGCGAAGCCCGGCACGTTATCCAGTCCGTCAATGCCTTCCCCACGAACCAGCTTCCAAGCCTTCTTCCAGCTATCCGCCATGCGGTACGGGTCTTGGAAGCCGCCCGCTACACCGTCCTGCCACGCCAGCGACACGAGATTGCGCATCGAGAAGCTAGGGAACGGCGCGGTGAGATGATTCTTGATCGTGTTGGTGATAGTATCGAACACGCCCAGCAGCGGATTGAGTTCCTTCTGCATGTTCAAGCCGCCAATGAAACCCTTCATGTCCTTGGCGATCGGTGTAGGAATGACGAGGTTATCGAGCGCCGTGAGCGCCATGCCGTCGCCCGCTTGAATCGCCGCGGCAGTCTGCGGGCTAATGACGCCCGCTTCCGCCAGGTGTTCAGCGAGCTTGGTGATGGTCGCTGCTTTTGCTTCTCGGGAATTGTCCAGCCCCATGTTTGTGAAGGCTTCGACGAGGCGGGTCTGTCCATCGGGAACGGGACGTTTGAACTCTAGTAGCTTTTCCACCTTGGTCGGCAGGTCAGCAGCGGCTTGCATCGCCTGCATGATTTGCTGCGATGCCGCTTCGTCCACGGGGAGTGCGACCGCCGCTTTGCCAACGTGGGTCATCAGCGACTTCATCCCCTGCAATTTCTGCGCGTCCGAGAGGTGGGCGTTCAGGTCGTTGAGGATAACCTCCTTCGACCACTTCGCGCCGGGGTTGCTGTAGGAGAAGCGGGCAATGTCGCGGGCTTGGTTGTAGATGGCGAGTAGGGCAGTGTACTCGGCGTCTTGGGCTTCGTTCAGGATCTCTCTGCCACCACCTAGCCCCATCGCCGCACGCATTTCCTTGACGGAATCGCCGCGTAACTCTTGGCTCATCACGCGCGCGACTTCATCCCAGCCACCCGCGGCGAGCAGGTCATCCACATCTTCACGTAGATGACCATTCGCCTCAAAGGCTTGGTAGACAGGTTCAGGGATCGTGGGCAAGTCCCTGAGCGAATCAGCTAGTCCCGGTCCTTCACGCATCGTGCGTTGCAGTCCGCGCAAGCGTTCCAAGGCGTTGCTGTCCTTGGTGCTGTCGATGGTTTTCATCACCATCTCGATAGCCTTCGTCGGCACCTTGGGCGGCGGCGACGGCGGCAGACGCACCTTGGATAGCTGCTCCGCTGGTACGCCGTTCTTGTGCTGCGCAATCAGGTCTTGGGCTTGCCACTTCTTGAGGTCGGCAAGTTGCGTAGCATCCATTCCCGCTTGCAGCAGGTATTGCAATTGACGATCTGTCGCCGCCTCTCGCAGACTAAACTCCTTCGTCCGCTTTAGCTCCGCGTTAATCACCGGATCATCGAAGATGCGTTGCAATGTATCCGTGCCACCAGGGATGTTGCGGAACGGTTCGATACGCGCCGCGTCCTGCAAGCCGCTCGTCTGGAACGCACGGTTCATCGTCTTGGTGGGGTCATCCACTTCTAGCTGGCGATGCGTGTGTGACACGAACGCATCGTCGAGCATCTGCGACGGCAAGCCGTACTGCGCCGCCTCTTCGCGGGTGGCTGTGCGTTTGGCGTCAAACTCATCGAACGAGCGAGCAATGTCCGCCACATCGAACGCTGCCGGATCAACGCCCCGCGCCCGCAGCGATTCTTCCATCGCCATTTGCGTGAGTGGCTTGCCTGCCGCTTGTGCCGCTGCTTGTCGCTGTTCGAGCGCGAGGTTCTTCGCTTGCGGCCATGTTCGCTCACGAGCGTTGAACGCGATGTCCTTCCAAGTGTCGTCCGTGATCCCTGCGTCCGCCAAGCCCGAGACGAGTCCCGCCGCTTGGTTTTTGATGTCGGCACGAATAGGACCGATAGTGTCGGTCATATCTTGCGCCGCGCGCTGCGTGACTTCCTCGCTGCGGTTCAGCACATCGGGATTGAAAAGTTTCGCCGCCAACTTGCCGGGAGCGCTCCACCGCACAGCATCGCTGGCCTTGTCAAGCATTTGCCCCACAGGCAAGCCTGCTTCACCCAGCCCGAAGTATTTCTGGTACGGACCAATGCCGTAAGAGGCAATCGCGGACACAGGTTCGTCCGCCATGCCCAATAGGTCTTGGACGCCCATACCGGAACCCTTGGCGGCAGTGAGTAGCTTACTGGTCGCTTCGTCGCCGGCGTTGACAGCGGCGCTACGCACGAAGTCATCGACCGAGCCACGCGCAGCGGTGATCCACGGATTGGCGGCTTCGTTGGCGTACTTGAGCAGATTCGGCGCGCTCTTGCCCAGCGTCGTACCGAGTCGCTCCACCGCTTTCGCTGGTAGCAAGCCCGCTTTGGAAAGCACTTGCCCGCCTTTGGTGAGCGCTGAGCCGGTTCCCATCGTGAGGTAGGTGAGCGGGTCGGTCGCCATTTCCACGCCCAAGCCTGCGGCGAAGTTGCCCCAGTTGTCATCCTCGCCTACGAGTCCGGCATTGCGCAGCAAGTCACGCCCACTCAGGGCGTTCTCCCGGTCGGAGATTTGCAGCGGCGTGCCACCAAGCAAGCCCTCACTGTCGGTGATACCCAGGGCGTTGCTGAATGGAATCAGGTTCGCTAATTCCTCGGGTCGCCCGCCGAGTAAACCCCGAATGGCGCGTCCCGGCTTATCCAGCGTGTCGCCCAGCCAGGCGAGCGCGGACATTGGCGCGCCCGTGAGGTTGCCCAACAGGGAGTCGTAGTTTTCGGGTGGCATCCCGAGCGCGGGGCGACGCGAACGACGCAACGACGCTCCCACCGGATCAGCGATCAGTTGATTGATTTCCGCTAGGGGATCGTCGAAGCCGTAGGGCATGGTTTAGTCCTGCAAACCGAGAACGCGAGCGAGCGGGTGGCGAGGGAACTCTCCTTGGGCAGCCTGCCCTGCTAGGTATGGCTCCCACGTCCACGGATTGGACGACCAAAACCAGTCACCTACGGTCAGTCCGTCTGGGTCGGCAATGTCGGCATAGGAGTTACCCGTAGCCTGCTTGAGGGCTGCGTTGATCTCTGCCGGTGACTTGCCAGCCGCGCGTCCGGCTTTCACGATTTCATTGGGAGTCAGCGGCGCACTGTTCGCCAGTCCACCTTGTCGCGCCCATTTCGGGAGAGGTGTTCCGCCTTGGGCAGTTGGCGGCGCATCGGCAGGTGGTGCCGCAGGGGCCGGAGCACCAGCAGGAGCAGGCGCACCACCGGCTTTTGCCGCATTGATTGCCGCACGGCGCTGACGAATGGCGTCGAGTTGTGCCTGCGCTTCTTCGGGTGTAATAAGCTGAGCCTCTGACTGCTTAACGACGAGAGCCATTTCCCCGGCGTCGAGCGGATCGAGCGGCTGAGGCGGCACTGGGTCCATTCCTTTCAGCGCCTTATCCGCTTCGATTTTCATGGCTTGCAGCTTCTCTTGATGCGCACGGTCTGCCTGGGCATTGGCTGTCGTGGCGGCAATCTGCTTGTCAGCGATCGGCTGCCGAATCATGTCCTCGGACGACATGCCGCCGCCCTTGCCGAGTCCCATCGCTCCGGCAATCAACGGAGGTCCGCCAGGAAACTGGGGTTGCATTGCCCAGTCCGGCACTGGCATTGCCCGCAAGCCCATTTGCTTCAACTGGTAATTCCGCCGTCCCGTCTCTTGCGTCTGTGCCTCCTTGGCTTTCTGGTCGGCCAGGTATTGCTCGCGCGCGGCGGCAACGACGGGATCCTTGAGCGGATTGCCGAAACGGTCGCGTAGCACGTCGCCATTCTCGCCGTACTGGTGAGTGACGATGTTGTTGACGCCCGAACCCAGTCGCCGGTTGAGTTGCCGACGAGCGACGGTCAGTTCCTCGCCCGTGTCGGGATTCGTCGTCCCGGCAATCTGGTCCATGATGTGGCGTTCACGGTCGCTGGTCGCACCCTCGTAAGGCGTCGGGTTGAGTGCCTCACCCTTATCGACGAACATATTCCGCCCGCCAACCTGCCGCACGACGGTATCGCCGCCGAACGTCGGTTCGCGGGGAGCGCCGGGGTAGATGTTCCGCGTGCCACCACCTTCATCGGGGCGGGAGTCCATCACCGAAACCGGCTGCGCGCGGCGAGTGCCGTCAATCAGGTCACGCAGCGCCACGGCGTTGATCGAGTTGGGGTCGGCACCCGGCAAGCCCCGCTCCGCGTCGATGTCGCCAAAGGTGTTGCCCCAGTTGCCGCCGAGCGTTACCGCAGCGTGTTGGGCTTGGTCGAACGGCAGACGGTTGAGTTCCTCGTTGGTGAATGGGCGACCACCAGGATTGGCTTGTCGCGCGGCGTTGTAAGCGCGCCGACCGGGATTGGCGGCATCAAACTCGGCACCCGCTTGCTGGCGAAGTTGCTCAAGGCGGGCGTCGATCTGCGATTGGTCGATTGGTAGCGGAGCCTCCTGCGGATAATCTGGCGTGCGGTAAAGCGGCGTCTGAATCGGCGCGCCGTAATCCGTAGGCGGGTAGACATTCCGCCCATTGGCGATGGCTTCCAATTCGTCCTGCATCGGGTCGAACCGAGCGGGATTGGGTGGCGGCACAAAGGCTTCCGGCGAGGGAGGAGCGGCGGCGCGCGGCGAACCGAACAAGGCGTTGTAGCCCATCTGCTGAATGCTGGGATACGAAAAAGGCATAGCTCACCTCAAACGGAAGAAAGTAGGTTGCCGATCATGTCGCCGAGTGGGTTCAGAATCATCCCGCGCATGGCGTTGTTCGTGTTGTTCTGGGTCGCTTGGAGGCGTCGAAGCAAGTCCGCTAGAGCCAGCGTCTCATTGCCGCGCGCGTCCTGTCCCTGCAACTGGTAGTTCGTGTTGAGCAACTGGTCGGAGAGTCCACCGGAAGCCTGTGCGGCCAGGGCGTCGGCGTAGTTCGATCCCACCTCGGGCGCGGCAGCGGCAGCAGTTCCCGCGTCCATGCTCATGCCGGGGCGGGAATACTTCTTCATGTTGCTCCGCATACTCCCCTTAGTCCGCGATTCCTCCACCTGCTGGTTAATGTTCCGCTGCGTCTGGGCGTCGTTGTAGATGCCCCGATTGCCGTCGATGGTGGAATAGACAGGGGCAATTCCCTCGCCACCGCCGGTCGCCGGATTGGCGGTTCCGCCGCCACCTCCTGCTGCGGGAACACCATCCTTACCGCCCGTCGCCGGGGCAGGAGCAGGCGCGCCACCAGCGGCAGGCGCTGGGGTGCCTGTCGCTGGCTGCGCTCCTTGGCGCGCCAAGTATTGGTTCTGTGCCGCCAAGCTGCCGCCGATGTACTGCGGGCTGGTATCGGCGTCCCGATAGGCGAATTGGTCGCCGCGGTAGCCCATCGACTGGGCAATGTGGTTGAGAGCCTGATTGTTCTGCCATGCTCCCACCGCCGCCGCTTGGGCAGGACCGATGCCCGACGAGTGCCAGGAACCGGGGGAAACGGGGTTGCTGGATTGAATCGCTCCCTGTCCCAAATAGCCCCACACCCGGTCGGCAATCCCTTGGGGAGTTCCGCCGTTTTGCTGCCCGCCCGTGCCAAGCGTCTGCTGAAGCGTCGGATTCGTCGCCTGTGCGTTCTGCCACGCGCCCACGGCTGCTGCTTGCCCTGGGCCAATGCCGCTGCTGTGGAACGATCCTGGGGCTACTGGGTTGCTGGCGACCGAATAGGACTGTGTGCCGAAGTTCGGGCTTTGCTGCTGGGGTGCGGACTGCTGTTGGTTGCCGCCCCCGTTGAAGCTGAAATTGAACCCGCCATCACCCCCGGCACCGTTGCCGAACAGCGAGTTCATAAACGTCACCGGGTTGGCGAATTGTGAGTAAATGCCAGTTCCTTGCTGGGCGGGTGCCGTAGCAGCCGGTGCTCCAAGCGACTGTTGGAGCGGAACCGGCTGCGGATTGGCGGAACCGCCACGGGTGGACATGGGGCGCGCGGTGCTGCTATTGGTCGCTGCTGGCCGCTGGCTACCGTTGGGGCGTTGATTCATAGGCGGTCGTTGATACGTTGGTTTAGGCGTAGACGAGGGGGCGGTGCCTGCCGGAACGCCACCCGTGAACCCAGAGGCACCCATCAACAACGGTTGTTGCGTTTGATTACCGCGAAACATGAGTCACCTTATGCGGTTTTGTCCGGTCTGTTCCGGTTTTGTCCGGTCTGATAGATAGTGCAGGGACTATCTATCCACTATTTATGAATTTACGAAAGCTGATTCAGCGCGCCTTGCATTCCGCCGCCGAGGGCGGACATCAACATGCGGATAATCGGGGCCTGCGAGGCGATCTGATTGTTGGCGTTGTCCTGGTTCAGGTTCGTCAGCCATGAGGCGTTGCCGATCCCCTGCTTGCTCTTGGCGAGTTCGATACCGCGCTGCAACTGTGCGTTTTGCCCCGTTAGCCCCCGGTCGATGGCGTTGGCGTTGGCGGAACCTGCCGATCGCGCGGCATCGCTGGCGATCTGGCTAACCTCCGAGCGTTGTGCGCCGGTCATTGGCTGTGATGTGGGCGTGGCGACTGTGCCAGTTCCGCGCGCTTGCTGTGCGGCTTGGGCAATCGCCTGTGGCGAAAGTGCCTGCGCGGTGATGGCATTGGTCGTTTGACCGGGAAGTGCTGCGGCTTGCCCGCTGTTCATGTCCACGAAGCCCCGCATTCCACCTCCTGTGCCGCCACTGAAATTCAGTCCGCCCAAGCCCTGCATCAGCTTGTTGACGATGCCCATTTTCAAGTCGCGGTCGGCGGCTCGGTCCACGTAGAACTGCTGCTGGTCGAAACCGTTGTTGATCTGATTGGCGATGTTCTGGGGAGCGGCCAAGCCTTGGGCGAGGTTAATGCCACCCATGCGCAAAGCGCCGTAATTGCCCATTTCCGCAAGGCTAGGGGCGGTACGCTGATAGACGTTGTTCGCGGGTGGCTGATAGGGAATCCACGGCGTTTGCATGGTATAGGCTCCATTCTGGTTTTGGCTTGATTGTCCACCGCCGTACTGGCTCATGCTGTCGCCGTACTGCCCGGCGTTGCCGCTGTATTGGTCCCACGGAACGGTTTGCCCGCCCCATGCCATGCCGTTCGTGTTCCGCCCGGCGACGGCATTGCCGGCCATTGCCTGGTTCCCAGCGTTGCCCCGCATGATGTTTTGGGCGTTGGCGGCCAGATCGGGGTTGAACATGCCACCGGCGCGCGCGGCGTTGTTGTTGCCGCCACCTTGGATGAAGTCGTTCCCGCTACCACCCGCCATCGTGCTGGGGTCGTACCGCACCCGCCGCCCGGCACTGTAGGTGTAGCCGCCGTTATTGCTCGCCCCGGCATACGCCGAGCCAAGCAGCCCCAAGCCGCCAGGACCGTTGTCTACGGGAACCCGCCGACCCGCCGAATATGTGAATCCTGCCATTGATAATCTCCCTACATATAAAAGACGCAACCCCAGCGTGTTCCCGATAAAAACCGGCGTCCGGCGAATAGTTGAATTGGCACCCCGCTACTGGCTTGATTCTCCCTCGGGCAAGCGTTACCCTCCCTCTTATGGCGTTCTCGCTCCAAATCTCGATCCGCGAACTCATGGCTTGGGTCACAGCCGGGGCGCTTGGGATCGTCGTCGTCTATCAGCAGCACCTCCTCAACACCAAGACCTATTTGGAAATCCCGGCTATCCGCTACGACACCAAGACCGACAGTTCTGGTTTCCGACCCAACCACTACGAACAACCGACCCACCAGATGAAAGAATCGAGTCCCTGAATTTCAGGCACTCGCACTTCAAACATCGCATCAGTGGTCCGTCGTACTCGAAAGCGAAGTAGGGTGGGTTGATCTTCATCAGCGCGGCGCGACTGAATCTCATCGCCCCACAGTGAACGTCATCAGGACGTAGCCAAGCGTTCGGCGTAGGCGTGTCGTACTGAGCGCCCACCAAGTCCGCCTGAACCGTGAACATGCCATCGCACCGATAATCGGGGATCATGTCGTTGTCGAACAACACGAAGTCGGTGAACTGCTCGGGAGCGTTCACGCAGAGGTCTACCATCGCTCGATTGCGCGCGATCACCAGTTGCTCGTCGGTGAAGTTGTAAAGCACGTTCGCAATCGGGAAGTGGTTGTAGACGTAGGTCGCAAGCTCGGCGCGCAGGTAGTGATCGTGCGACAGCACAATTACGCGCGTCGTCGCCGGATCAATCACCCACTCTTTGCTGTTCAGCTTGCTCATATACTCAGAATTTCGTAACTGTTGTCCATTCGCTCGACAATGTAGATGCGGAACTTCGCCGGATCGGAGTGACTACTGCCAGACGAGCCGCTATGTCCGTGACCGGAATCATTGACCGTGTGTGATAGCGTTAAACTGCCGTGCGCCGAACTGTGGTCGTTGGTTGCCTTTTGGATGCCCGTGTAGAACACGCCACTTGGTGTGTGCTGGTCGGTCATTGAGATGAGTCCGTAGTAATTGGACCCGCCGTTCGGCACATCCTTGCTGGTGTTCGCGCAACCGACTTCGTGAACGTGGTCAACGTGATCGTCGGTTGTGATACCAGTCGTATTGCTGTTGACCGTGACGCTGTGCGTGTGCGTGCCTGCCGCAATCAGGTCGCTCCCACCGCTGACCGCGTTCGTGTCCGCTTCCTTGTTGGCGATGAAGTAATCTTTCGAGTTGATCGCTGTACCGCCATTGCCAGTAGCATTGTCTGTTCCATCCATCCAGCCCCAGCCCGAGATGTTCACGGAGCCATCAAGGATGATTAGGTCGTCGGGATCGCCAAGGTAGCCACGAGTGGTTTTGATCTTGGCATCCAAGTAATCGCCGACACAGACGAAATTCCCTGAATCATCTTCCATGTACGGAACATATTTGCCCTTGATAACATTGGGGTCATACGCCGAGGGATTGGGGTTCGGTAGCTTGATATAGAACGCTGACCCTGTTTCGGTCGTCGAACCGGGATAGCCAGGAACTGCCTTGATCGAGACACGAGGATCGCCGCTGTTCTTCTCCCACTGGTGTTGCGTCTTGCCCCACAGGACCGTCTTGCCTGCCGTCACCGACACATCCACGCGGTCGCTGCCACTGTTATCCGTCACCGTGAACACGTTGCCGGTCGTATCGACGAAGTTCAGCTTCTTGCGTGTGCCAACCAGTGAACCGTTGTGCTGATAGTCCACGGGATACGAAGTAGCCGACAGTGAGATGGTGTACTCCACGCGCTCATCGAGTGGCGCATCGACGCCCGTCACGGTGACGCCTGTGCCACCGATGAGATTCATGTCTGGTTCGCGCTCAATCAGCGTGCTGTTGTAATACCACTTCGGCATATCCCGAGAGTAGTCCGAGACGACGACATACGTACCATCGACGCCTTTGGCAATCGCCAGCTTGTCGCCTGCCTTCACGTCATGCTTGGAGTACGCGCGCTTGGGCAAGGTCGCGGTAAGCGTGCTGCCCGTGACTGACGAGGATGCCCAACCATCCGTGAACTTGAAGTCCACCAAGTCCCGCCCGGTGCTTTGTACCGAGTCCGCGTCTGCCACGGCAGGTTGCACCGCGTAGGCATAATACGGGTCGCCATTCTGGTCGAGGTAGCGGTTGCCGTAGTAGTCGTCCGCCCACACGCCGTTATGCACCACCAGGGCGATGCGATTGGGAGCGAAGGGGAAGATGTTGGCGCGGATATTCACGGGACCAATGAACATGCCCGCCCACCCGCGATTCACCACCAGATCAGGAAAGTCTGGATCGGGTTCCACGTAGCCGGTATAGTTCGCGGAAGTGAACGCAGAGTAGAACGGATTTACTTCCGCATCGACATTGGCGCTAATCGCCGGTCGGCTGTCGTTGGGGTTCAGGTTGATGGTAATCGGCGCGCGATGTTCCAGCGGTTGCTGGCAGTTCCCGAGCATCTCCCGCAGCGACGTGATGGAGAGCAGCGAGGTACTGGGCGTATCCTGCAACAGCGCGTCGAGTTGTCGGTTTTGGAGCGTGAACATTACTCTTTCACTCCATCCAGCAGAATGTCCGCCAATGACACCGCATCGTCACCCTGAAAGCCCCGCAGTTCCAGCGACACCCAGCGGTCCACATGCCCGCACGCGCCCGAGCGTCCGCTGAAATCGTGGAACTCCGAGCCGGTACTGTTCTCCAAGTCGGAAGCGGTGTTCTTCATGTTGAACACCACGTCTTTCGGTTGCTCGTAGGTGATCTTCACCGCATCCCCACGGCGTTGTTCGGCGGCATGACTGCGCGCCGTGCTATCAGCGTTGAAGTACAACCGCAGGTCCATCGGGACTTCGCTGGTCGTTGGCTCAAAGTTGATTTCCACGCGCCGCAGGTTTTGCCGCTCCGATTCCTCCAAGCGAAACTGCCCGCTTTTCCACGACCACGGGATAGCGCCCACGATGTACTTGCTGGTCGTGTCGGGGGTCGTGTCCCAGGTGGCGACCGTGAGTTGCGTGGAAGTTTGCGCGGTGATCTTGCGACGTTGCCCCTTGCCGGTGCCGTCATAGATATAGACGAACGCCCCGAGCACTGCCGACGTGAACGATGCACCCGAATCGGTAAGCGTGGTGGACGAGGTGGAAGTCGCCGTGCCGCGAATCTCCGACGTGATGATTTCGGTATTACCCGCGTCCGCCAGATACACAGTGGAAGTCTCGCCGCCGAGACACATGCGCGTCTGTCCGCTCACGTCAGCGGCCGTACTGGCAGCAATGGCAATCGGCATCTCATAAGGATCCCACGTTTGACGACGGGCATTGTAGGTGAGGCATCGCGTGGGGTAACTGCCGGTATCGCCGACGAATGCCACCCAGAAGTGAATGCGTTCCTTCGCGCGATCCACCGAGACGTGAAACTTGGCTTTCTTCGTGAAGTCGATACGGTCGCCGCCTGCATCCTTCCGCCAGAGGTTTTGGATGTTCGCACCGATCGGAATCGAGCGGGAGCCGTCGAACGCATACGGTCCCTCGTCGTCCATCAAAAAGCCCACGTCATCCAGATACGCCCAGCAGCGATCATTGAACGCACCGCGGTCGTCGATCAGTGTCACGCTGGCGTCGATGCGCGGTTGCCGCACGAAGCTGATGGCGTACTTATGCCGCTCGAACAGGATATAGAGGAACGAGCCGCGCGGCATCCCGCCCGTAATCTCGTCATCGTCCCCCGTGTTCTCTTGGATGGTGACGGTATTGGTGGTCGATACCGATTCCGGTTCGTCGGCTTCACTGTAGAACAGCGTCCGCCGTGTCGTCGGGTCGGGGATGATGACGTAGCTCTTGCCGCTGGCGGTCGTGGTGGCCGCAGTTGCCAGCGTGAGCGCCGTAGTACTTCCCACGGAACTAATCTTGATAGGAGCAGGTTCGCCATCAATGAGGATATAGCGCTCCGCCAGCGTCGATACCCAGCCTGTTCCCGAACCCGTGAGCGAGGTGTCGCCATCGGGCGAGACAGTGCCGGTGTTGTACCGCACATGCCCGAAGTACCAATAGCGGTCCTGAAACATCTTCACGTAGCAGCGGTCATTTGGCGGCGGCACGAAGCGCCGCGCGTTAAGTTCCCCGTCCTCTAGCAGCAATAGCAACGTATTCTCTTCGCTGGACGCATTGAGCGTGGCGTCGGACGAGGTATCGGTGGAATAGGTAGTTGTGCCGGCGTTGAGCGTGGTGATCTTGTAAAAGACGTTTGTACCGCCGGAGACAGTACGCCATAGCTCAACCCTCGTAGCGCGGCCGGGTAACGTGCCGGGAATGTTGGACCAACTGAACTTTTGATTGGCGGTAGCGGTTACGGTCGTAGTGGGACTGAGCGAGGAGGGAATGGGATCGGGCAACGTGTCGTCGATATAGCGGTAAGCGCACAAGTAATCTCCTGCTGTGGCCGCGCCGCCGCTGGCACCCACAACAGTCGGCGCTACGGTCGGCGCATCAATACCCAGTTGCTCGATGTTCGTGGTCATGCCGTCCCAGCGAAACCCACGATCGACGCCATTCACGCCAATCAGGTCGCCAAACCGCGTCTTGCAGAAGCAGAGCGGTTGGAAGGTCGAGAAACTCGTTGAGGAGATGGTCGCCGTGGAGGTAAACGTCGCGGGCTGGCTTCCCTTGCGCACCGACAGCGCACCCGATTTCGTCGTGCTGACGTTCATCTGGGCAATCGCCCCACCTGGCGGCACGCCGCTGGGGTCGAAGTTCGACATTTGCCCCTTGAAGTCGCTGATCTTTAGCATTTGCCAGCCCCTCGCTGTGACTTAGAATGCGTTCTAACCTGTCGTCACGCCGACCCGTCTGGCCCATTGAGAGAAGGGGACATAGTTCGCCGAGATGCCGGTTCGCACCATCGAATCCCGCTCCATCGCAATCCGAATCTCCCGGTCGGAAAGGGCGAGCATCTGCATGGCGTTCTTCTCGCCGTACTGGCGGGCCATGCGGAACTCTAGGCGAGCCTTGAGGGCTTCCACCATCGACTCGCTCATGTCCACGGGATCCGTGACAACGATCTTGCTGCCCGCGCTAAACGCCTGCCCGAGCGTGGAAGTCTTGAGCGTCACGGTGGTAGTGCTAATCGACAGAATCTCGTGCTGTTCTGTGAAGGGGTTGGTCCCGAACAAGCTGGTGGGTGATTCGGTGGTGCTGCTGCTGATTCGCAGTATCGACCCCACGCAAGAGGCTGGCAGCGTGCCGGAGGTTGTAACGGTAGAAGCTGCGGCGCTCCCCGAGGCGGTCATGCGTACCGCGGATTCCGTACCCGCCCATCGCATCGTGCGCGCGCGGCGACGGTACATGAAGCCCAGCGGTTCCGCTTCGTTGGGAATAGGTCCGATGTAGATCGCCCATTGCCCGACAATCTTCGGGTCGCGCATCACCGTGAAGTTCCACGTTCGTCCGCTGGTCTGCGCAAATCGTTCGTTGGCCATCCACTCGGACGGCGAGACGTAATAGCTGCCCCATAGTCCTTGCTCCACCATCAAATCTTCAAGACTCACCAGGTCCGCAGGTAGTGGGTACGTTGCCTGATAGGCGATGAACGTGGTCGATGACACATCCGCGCCGGGATTGAGCTGCTCCGTGAGCAGCACCGTGGACGCAGAGCCGCTGCTCACTCTGTCCACCTCGCAGACATAATTGCCGAAGCGCACTCGCCCGCGACCGATCCACGAGGGCCAAGTGCCGGTGGTGATCGTCAGCGCCCGTTCGCCGTTCGCTCCGCCGGTATGGTCGTAGGCGACCGTCCCAGTGGAGTACGACGCATTGAGGTTGATGCGGTACTCGGTGTGATAGTAGGGCCAGTCCTTGAGCAGCGGTACATCGTTGTACGCTCCCAGGATTGCCGCCTTGATGTCGGTTTGTTCCTGCGTGCGCCCGCCGCCATGCCGTAGAGCCTGGCAGTATTCCACGAGGTCTTGAAACGTGTTGAGGCGGCTATCGGACATATCAACCTCGATTGTCGGTTGCGGCAAAGCCGAGTTTCTTCATCAACGCATCTTTGTCCATTGCAACCCGAAACGCATATCCGTTTTTCAGTACAACCAGCGTTCTGTTGTCGGGGTATCCGAGCGCCCTGCTCACATACGCAATGGACGCCGGATCAACCCATTGCATTTCAGTGTTTGGGTACTCGCCGGGAACCTCGATCATGTCTGCACCTGCACCTTCGCCTTCTTCTTTTTCTTCTGCTGCTTCTGACCGTCCTCGTACTCCTTCACCTTCCAGCGGGGAGCGTGCTTGTGCAGCACTTCCTGCTCGATCTCTTTGCGGAGATTCGGGTTGTTCCGCACCTTCTCCGCCAGCTTCGGATTCGTCGCCAGCCGATTGGAAACCATCTCCTGCATCAGGTCGGGAGCCAGTGGAATCGGCGTCTGGTACTCCTCGTCCACAATCGGCGGCGTGTAGTTCACGCTGCCGCTGAGTCCCAGTCGCTTCACCTGCGCCGCCTTGAGCAGGTCATGGCGATCTGACACCCACGCCAGCGGGTCGCTGGGCTTGCCAAGACGAGACATGAACACCTTGCCGTTGATGTTGATGCCCGCTTTCTTCGCCTGCGCCAGGATGTGGTTGCGACTGGCACGCCCCATCGTCTCGAACTGCTGGTTGTGACCACGGCCGGCGAGGAACTCTCGATCTGAGCGCGAACCGGGTGGCGTCCTGAGCGCCAGCATGGCCGCGAAGCCGGGATTGTTTCCTTCGCTCCGCAGTCGCTCGTAGACGTGCAACACGCCCGCAGCGGCACACTCGTCGCGGTAACTGGCATCCTGATTTTCGATGGACATACCTGCCATGACTTACGCTCCTTGCTCTTGGGGTTGAGGCTGCATCGGGGGCGGTGGCTGAATCAAATAGGGCGTTGGGTCCAGGTCTAGCGCCTTGCCCATGTCCGCCATGAAGGCGTTCCACGGACCGACTTGACCGTTCATCACCATCGACTGAATGGTAGGCATCGCGGCTTGACCGAACTCGTTCAAAGAACGGACGCGGTTCTGCTTGTTGGGCTTGCGCGCCGAACCAGCTTCCACGCGGTAGTCAAAATCGCGCACCACCTTATCGAATGGCTGACCCATGATGTACTGTTGCCAGAACATCGCGCCCATGTCACCGAGTACGGGTTGCACATCCTTCGGCTGGCAGAACCATTCCGCCGCCTCCATCTCTTTCATCGCGCATTCGCTGAGGAAGTCCTCGACCTGTGAAGCCATGTCCTCGGGGCGAATGCTCGTGTTCTGTTGTCGCACGTCCGCTTCGGTAGCCGACCGCATCTGTTGACCGCTAATGCCGTAGAGCAGTTCGGTCAACCCCGTGCGTTTGTCGAACGAGTTGTTGACCGCCTCCACAATCTGATAGAGGGCGTAATCGGCTTGCGGGGCATCGAGTAGCGAAATAATATCCTTGATGGACTTGCCGGTGATCTCGCTGATCTCGATCATCGTGAACGGGCCGCTCCCCTTCTTCACCTGCGACTTGAAATCTTCTGCCGCGCTCTTGAGGATGCCGACATAGGTATGTGCCGACTTGGCCGCTTTGTCAGCCAGGAACGACATCGCCCAGTTGATGAACCGCAGTTCGCCAATACCCGGCTTCACCAGCGACACCGGATAGACGGCGTGCGGCTTGTTGTAGAAGTGCAAGCGAGAGAAGGGCCAACCGCCATCCGTCCAGAAGGGAATCGGCCACTGGGACCGCATGAACAATTCTTGCTTCGCCTCCTCAAGGGCTTGCTGCACTGGCATGAGCGATTGCTCGAAGCCGGGAGGAGTTGCCTCCGTCATGCTCGCCAGTGAGTCGGTAAGCTGCACAACCTTTTGCGAAAGTTCAGTGGGAATGTTGAGGAAGTACGGCACGTCCGGCGAGACGGCGCAGTAGCAGTAATCTCCCAGTTCCGAGAGTTGCCCGAACAGGTCGGCATTCACGTCCTTCAGGCGGTCGCCAATACCGCACTTGGAGAACACTTCCCAGTAGACGAGCAAATCGAAACTCTTGCCGGTTTTCTCTTCCAGCGTCTTGTCTTTGTCCTTCTTACTGTTGGTGGTCGATTGGCTGGCGTGCGTTTGCAAGTGGCCCTTGAGCGAACCGGGAGGCAATTGGAACTTACGCTCCACTTCCCACACCGCTTGTCGGCGACGAATCGCCACCCAGCGAATATCCTCGTAGTATTCGGCGTCAGGATCGAACACTACGTCGTTGCTGGACAGGTAACGCGAAAACGGCAATTGGATGTTAGAGCCGGGTGGCGTTTCCATCACCGTTTCCAAAAAGCTCATTCCGGTGATGATCGCTTCGCAAATCGCCCGCCGCGCGTGCGTCTTTTTGTCCTGCTCCTGCTGCACCCAGTTGAGGTAATGCTGCTTGACTTCGGCGCACGATTGCTTTTGCGCCCGCTTCTGCATTTCCTGCATCGCCATCTGCTGGTACTGCATGAACATCGGGTCGGGCGGAGGTGGCATCATCCCCATCGGCACCTGCGGCGGCGGCTGAATGCCAAACGCCATCGGCGGAATCTCGGGATACGCTTGCGGCGTCACTTGAATCCGTGGATTGGTGGCATACAGCGCCGGACCATATAGCGCCACCATCTCAAAGACGCGGTTGCAAGACATGCGGAACTGCGGCAGGGAAATGGTGGCGTCACTCGCCAGAAAGCCGGAATCGCCGCTCTTGGCGTAGGCGTTCTGCCACATGAACGTGTGGTCGCCATCATAGAACTGATTGGCCTCATCGGCCCACCGCTGGAACTTCTCGTGCTTGCACGCCAGCGCCGTCTTGATCTTCGCGTTCCACTCGGTGCAGAGCGGCGCGAACGGCTGCTGAAAGTCTAGTTTGGACAAGTCCATTGGCATGATGGCGACTCACGATTTACGAGGCGGCTTCTTCTTTGGTTTCTTCGGCCTTGCCGATGATGCCCTTCTTGGCGAGTTGACCCTTGAGGCCGTTCATCTGCCCGAGCATCTGCTTCACCTGAGCGTCCAGACGATCGCGCAGTTCTTGCATTTCCTCATCACGCGCGATGTCGTAGTCGGTGTAGCCCCACGCGCCGTTCTCTCGTTGGGCGTGGTTCTTGTGTAGTCGCGGATCATCGACATGCTTGACGCCCGAGACAAACCGACCTGAGGCGATGCGGATTGCCAGCGAGTGATCTTCCACTCGCACAACGATGCCAATGTCGCCACCTTTGTCGTTACGCAGTCCCTTGGCATACCAGACAACAGGCTGGCCTACCTTGGGTCGTGGCATGACGAAGTTGCGGATCTCTTCGTCCGTCACGTTGCGTAATGGCTCGTAGCCGTTTTGGGTTGCTGCCACACTCATACATCGCTCCTTGGGGTCAGCCTTGTGGGCCGAGGTTGATGAAATCCGTACCGTTCAGCGAGGCTTGCGCCGCGCGTTTCTCTTTATTGCGACTCTTCATGCGCTCCCACGCATCCACGATGGTAAAGCGCTTGGCCGGGTTAACTGGCTTGACGTACTTGCAGCCGTGGGCGGCAGCGTATTCCACGCATTGGATGGCGTGGCAAGGGGTGCGGGTGTCCGGTTCATCCGTCACCATGTCCTTGATTTTCTTCTTCTTGAAACGGTTGAACTCTTTGAGCAGATTTGGGCAGCGCTGCGTGATGACACGAAACTTGGTGGTGCCATCCCGGCGAATCGAGAGCCATTCACGCAGGCTCAAGGCGCGTCCCTGCACGTCATCCGAACCAGCCATGAATGAGGACTTGGTTTCGACGCTCTGAATGCCAGCCTCACGTAGCTTTGCCGAATACTGCTCTCGTGGTGTTTGACCGCCGCCGATGTCACGCAGCGCACCACCGTGGGCGTCGATCATGAACGATTGAAACGTCAATCCGTCCGCCACCAGCTTGAAGTGATGCCCGAACTTCGTGGCATCGCAGTGCTGGATATACAGTTCGTTGAACGCGATAACCCAGTCGCCTAAATCGGGC